GCGCTGCAGATAGCGAATCAAGTCGGCATCGCCTGCGGTGGCCTGCTCCAGGAACTGCAGCCAGGTGGGGCATGCCTCGCCAGGGGAGACGGTGGCGGAGGCGACTTTGGTCATTCGATCGCCTCTGTCGTGCTCCTTGAGGCTGCCCGTGCGCAGGTCAACCACCCCGCCTGGGGTGTTGATGAGCCACTGATCGGCATCCCACTCGTCGGTGGTGGCGGCATGCCTGCGGTCAGCGCGGCTGATGCGCTCAACGCCACTGATGGTTCCAGCGGATGCGAGCTTGGACGCGGTCTTGGGGTTGTCGGCATGCAGGGATGCGTTGCGGCAGACATGGCGCACCAGATCGCTGGCTCCGAGTGTGTCTTCCGAACGCCACTTCTGCCCGTCCCACATGAGCCACTTGCCCCAGGCTGCGACGTAACGCCAGTCCTGGTGGTACTGACTGGTGAAGGCCTGCGCCAGCGAGTCATCCGTACCCCAGACCGTGTCCTCGTCTTCGCTGGTTGTGGCGGGCGAATGGGGAGACTGGGGGGACTGGCGTGTCTCGGCCAGTCGGATGTTCATGCGTGGCGACTGGGCGATCAGCAGCTGGAGATCGATGCCCTGCGCCAGCGCATCGGCCGCGTCCCAGCCCTCGGGCTCACCCTCTGGGGGATAGAGGATGGCGCAGTGCTGCGCGCCACTGGCCAGAATGGCCTGCGCTGCGCGGTCGGCGTACTCCCAGCCGGGCTTGTCCTTGTCTGGCCAGATGAGCACCGACTTGCCCTTGAGCGGGCTCCAGTCGGTTTTCTCGACCGGGGCGTTGGCACCGTGCATGGCGGTGGTCGCACAGATGCCCTGCCCGATCAGGGCCTGAGCGCATTTCTCGCCCTCGACCAACACGACGGTGTCGGCCTCAAGCAGGCCGGGCTGGTTGTACAGGGGCCTCGGATCGGGAGGCGCCATCTTGCGTTTGCGCACATCCCAGGGCCGAAACTCCTTGCGGCCACCGGTCGGGTCGTAGCGGGTCACGACCGCAATGAGCCGCCCCTGTGCATCCTGGTAGTCCCACTTGGCCGTGGCGGGTCCGAGCTCATCCATGGGGATGTCCTGACGTGCCTTGCGCTTGGGCAGCTGGGGGGCACTGCCCAGCAGGGCCTCGCACTGCTGCAGCACTTGCGCAAAGTCCGATCGCAAGTCGAGCCCCGCATGCCCTGCAATAAGGTGAAACAGATCACCGCCCGAGCCCTCGGCCCGGTCGGTCCACAGGCCTGCCTTGGGGCCCGTTAGGACCACTTCGAGGCTGTCGCCGGGCGAGCCCCTCAGGTCACCGATCAGGAAATGCCCTCGCCGCCTCTTGCCTTGTGGGTACAGGTGGGTCAGGACAGACTCGATCTTGTCCAGCAGTTCACCGCGCACCCGGTCGCGCCTGGCGTCCGGGCTCTCCTGCGCTGCGGGCGCAGGTGCGGCATCGTTGAAGTCAAGCATGGACCCCGCCTTTCTTGGATGGTGTTGTGGTGGGTCTGGCACGTGTTCGGGCCAGGGGCTGGGGTTTCACAAAGGGTGCGCGCTTGGGGGGCGCGCTTTGCAGGTACCGGGTCTTGGTGGCCACCTCCCGCACAAAGTTGGCGCTGATCCCAATCAGGGCTGCGTACATGTCCAGCCGCCCGTCGAAGAAGAAGCTCCTCTCGCGCTCGCGCAGCTTTTCTGAACCAGTGGCGCAGTCAACAAAGGCCTGGCAAATCACGGCCACGACCAGCCGGGACTCGGCAGAGGGGTACTCGACATGGTTGTTGAGCATTCGCTCAATGGAGGCGATCCTCACCAGAGGGCCCTGAATGGGGTGCAGCTTTCGGGGTTCGATCTTGGTCATGCCTGCATCCCCCAGCAGCGGTCAGACCACGAGCAGAACTTGCACTCGTAGTTGCCCGAGTCCACAAACGCACGGGGCAGCAAGTCCCCGGCCTCTGTGGCCTTGATCACCCGGGCACCCCGATCGGACATGCGCTGGGCAAGCGCCGCATCAAAGGGCACGAGCTCGGCGTAGATCTCCATGGTGTCGGCGTTGACGGCCGTGAACAGCGCCGGGTGCTCGTACAGCGTGAGGTAGCTTTGGTACAGCGCCAGCTGGGCGGCATAGACGGGCTTGGAGACGGCGAGCTTGTTTTTGACCAGGTCTTTCCAGGACTTGGAGTTCAGGCACTTGTTTTCCCAGATGGCCGGATAGGAAAACCCCTCCGGTCCGCCCAGCAACACACCGTCCACGTGACCGCGCAGGCGGCCTCCCGCGACCGAGAATCCCATCTGCCGTCCATCGGCGTTTTCCGTCTTGAGGATGAACCCTGCCATGCGCAGCCAGCGGATCACCATGTCCTCGGTGCGGTGGCCGCGCTCGAACACCCGCAGGATGCGGCCGGAAAACCCCTTGTCAGGGGCCATGGGTGCATGGGCAAACTCGTACTGCAGCTGTCGCTCACACGATGCGCCAAGGCGCGAGGCCCCAAGATAGGTGCGCTTGGTCTGCTGGGCGTTTTCCGCTTGCAGCGCCGCATCCATCAACGCCTCAATCTGGCCAGAAATGCTGCCCGTTTCATTGAAGTCCAGCATCAGCTGCCCTCCCATGGAAGGTCATTGGCCATATCGGCGAATGGGTGGTCTGCGCTGGACTGGTCCTTGAGCGCGGCTATGGCGGCATCGCATTCGCGGATCGGGTCATTGACTGGCGGGCCATCCATGCGCACCGTGGGGTAGCGGGTTTGCTCATGCAACTCGGCCATGGCCGTGACGTAGCCCGTCACGATGGCCTCGATCACTTGAAGAGCCTGCTCTTGCGAGTAAGCCCCCAGCGGCGTGTCAAAGCCAATCTCGCTGGCCGCTTCGCCAAAGTAGCGAAGGCTGCGGCGCATGGCCTCTTGTTCCAAAGGCGTGATGTCAACCATGCACTCCTCCCTTGGCTTGCCGTCGTCCACAGCGCGCACCCAGACGCCGTACATCTTGTGAAACGCTGCCTGACATCGCATGGAGCAAAACGCCCAGTCGATGGGATAGCGGGCGGGCACCCCCACCCGCTGCCGGGTGTCGGAGTGAACGAGGCCTCTGGCCTGGCGTGAGCAAACCCAACATTTCATGCTCCTTGCGCTTTACTGAGCCCAGGCGGGCTTGGATGAAACGGGAGCAGCGGGCCGCGCTGCTGGCGCTGCGGCTTGCCCTGCATAGGCGGGAGAGGCTTGCGCCGGGGAGCCTGAACCACCCTGCCCGCCCTGACCGCCTCGGCTGGCTTGACTTGCCACGCCCATGAGGGCGGCGTAGTCCTTGTTGTCTGGCTCAACGGCCACCTTGACCACGTTGCGGTCATCACCCCGGCCGTCCTTTTCCACATCCACCTTGGCGATGAACTCGATGCCGTCGAGGTCGGCAAAGCTGTTGATGCGCCGTGCGGCGGCGGCCTGGGGTGTGGTGTCCTGGGGATGGATGTTTCGCGAGCTGTTGAGCAGGCCACGGATGAAGCTGCGCCCCATCTGGCCCCAGGTCGGGCCCTTGGCGGAGTACAGGCCCAGGTTGGACCAGAGCTTTCGCTTGGCGTACTGACCGGAGGTCACAACGAACTCGCAGGACAAGAACACCGCACCGGTGTCGTTGGAGAGCGTGGCGTAACCGCCGGTCCAGCCCTGGGAGTAGTCGTCGTGGCCACCGGGCTTGATGACCATGCGCACAGGGACGATCGTGCCCTTGGGGATCAGGTCCAGGCCTGTGTGCTGCGCCTCTGCGTCGTTGAAGTCGTTCCACGCGGCGTTGTGAGTAGAGCTGTGGGTGGCATTGGTATTCATGGTCTGTCCTTAACTGGCGGTGTTGGGGTTGGAGTGGGTCACCGCGCTATCGGGCAGCAGGCCCAGGCACTTGGCGATCAGGCGGCCCAGATCCGGGGGCTCTTCCGCATCGAGCTTTCCGGAGCGGTCCTTGCTGGGAAAGCCATAGCTGTTGTCGGCCTGAGTGACGAAGGCGCGGTAGACGCTGCCGTCATCGGCCTTGAGGGCTGTGAGGGTCACCACCTCGTCGAGCACACCGGGGAGCTCCAGCCCTGTCTTGCTGCCCTCGAGCTGCAACTGGTAGATGCGCCGGTTGAAGTCGTCCATCTTTTCTTCCAGGATGGCCACGTAGATCACGTGCTTGTCCCTGACGTGCTGCAGATGGGTGAGCGCGGCGATCATTTCCTGACCCAGCAGGCCGTAAGCGCCACGGCTGTCGTGTTTGCCGGTTTTCTCGCTGAACGCCTGCGGCTGGGTCTTGCACCAGGCAAAGCACAAACGCGAGAGCACCGTGAGGCTGTCCAGGAAGTAGTAGTCGTACTTGGCCAGCTGCGTGGGATCGCCGTACTTGGCGCACACGTGGTCAAAGTGCGCCTGAGAAAACGGCTGCTCGGCTGTTGCGGTGGGCATGGGGCCTGCCAGAAACACCACAAGATCCCGGAACTCGGGCCAGGTGCGCGGCCTGACGGTATCGCCCGGCCAGTCCTTGACGGAGAGGTCTCCTGCCTCCAGGTCCACGAACAGGGTCTTCTTGGCAGGAAGGGTTTTGAGCTGGGTGGTTTTGCCGATGCCCGGTATGCCGACCAGGCCTACCTTGGCTGTGTGGCGTTCCTTGAGCCGTTCTTCGGCCGAGATGATGGGCAGTGCCATTACAAAACCCCCTCATCGGTGAGGACCAGCTTGAAGGTGGCCTTACCCGCCTTGACCGTGCGCGCGGCCGAAAACTGCTCTCGCAGCGCCGGGGGCCAGTTGTTGAACTTGGACTCGGAGACCGACAGCTCAATGTCCATGAAGTCCTCGATGCGCTCTCCCGAGGCCGCGATGCGCTGGGCTATGGCCTGGAGCTTGGACTGGTCCCAGCTCACCTTTTTGGGCAAATCGAAGGAGACCTTGAGTGGGCCATCGTTGGCATGTGCTGCGCCGAAGTCGCGACCGGATTCAAGCAATGCGGCTCGCATCTGATCGCCGTAGCGCTGCTCAAGGGCGGCATCGAATTTGGCTTTGGCGGACTTGAACCATGTGTTCAGCTGCGTGAGGTTGTGGTGCACCTCTTGCAGTTGGTATTGCGACAAGGCGGCCAGCTCTCCGACGGACATGCTGGAGATATCAGCGGGGTAGACGTTCAGATCACGCATGAGCCGCCCCCTCATGTGCCAGGCGGGCCTGGGGGTTGGAATACAAGCACTCGAGCTCATAGTCCTCGACGTCCTTGGTCCGGTACAGGACCTTGCCGCCGATCTTCATGTAGATCGGGCCAACGCCATCCGAGCGGTAGCGTTCGATGGTGCTTTCTGACTTATTCCAGCGGATGGCCAGATCGCGCTGTGTCAGATGCCTGCACTTGGTGCTTTCTTCCTGCATTTGCAGCTCCTTTGAGGTTGATTTGCATCGGCTGACAGCACTTGCGTATGCACTGCCAACCGACAAATCGATGCTCTCGAAAGGGACTACTCAGACCACTACTCAGAATTCACGTGGTCACTACTCAAATCTGTTTCATGGGGCAAAAATGAAAGAAAACAGCCAACCCATGAACGTGACTGGTCATTTCTGAATCACGGGAAAGAACGGCTGATTTGGGAAATACTGGACAACAGTCCCAATTTGGGACTAAAATGCCGACATGCGTGTCATTGCTGTATCCACCCTCAAAGCGTTCTGGGAAAAACCTGGACGAGGGGACTCCGAAGAACCTTTAAAAACGTGGCACGGTGAGGCATGTCGCTCCGAATGGAAATCCCCAGCTGAGGTCAAAGCTCAGTATGGAAATGCCAGCATTGTTGGAAACAACCGCGTCGTGTTCAACATTGCAGGGAACAAATATCGGCTCATCGTCGCCTTTGCCTATCAAATGCAAATTGCTTACATCAAGTTTGTTGGCACACATAACGAATACGACAAGGTCGATGCTGCCTCAGTGGATCAGTCGTGAGCGTCAAGGAGAGAAACATGGAAATCACCCCCATCCGGACAGAAATGGATTACCGCGCAGCACTGCGCGTAGTGTCAAAGCTGGTGGATCAAGATCCATCGCCTGACACACCAGAAGGCGAACGCCTTGATGTGCTCTCGACCTTGATTGAGGCCTATGAGCGCAAGCACTATCCGATTGATTTTCCTGATCCTGTGGAGGCCATCAAATTCCGCATGGATCAAGCAGGTCTTTCGATCAAAGATCTCGAACCGATGATCGGTAAGTCAAACCGTGTCTACGAAGTGCTCAGCCACAATCGCCCCCTAACGTTGCGCATGATCCGAAATCTGAATAAGGGCCTAGGTATCTCTGCTCAAGTTCTGATCACCGACACCGCGACACAAAACAGAAAGCTTGCCGTTGGGGTTTGAAAAAGTTTTTCCTTCTAACGCTATGAATGGAAAAGCGAAGGCCATGCACCTGAAAATTCGCTCATGAATCAAACCGAAGCAACCGCATTGCTTAAAGGTGAATTTGGCAAAGTGTTGCTAAAGAACATGATCAACTACGTTACTTCTGTAGCGTGGGGGGAATTCTCTGGCGGAGACTTCAAAATTGATAACAGCGGGACCGCATTTTTTTTAAATCTTGGCGAAGGGACGTTTATTGTCACTGCTGCTCATGTTTACGAAGGTTACTTAGATGCGAAATCAAAAAATACAAACTTGCGATGTGTGCTGGGTAGCTTAGAGATAGATCTTGAGGCTAGATGCAAGGGATACATTGGTTCAAAAAAATTAGACGTAGCAACATTTCATATCGAACCCAATGAGCTTGAACGGACAAATAAGCACATTTGTTATGGAGCTAGTAAACGGGTAACAGAGGGATCTGGGGTGCTTATAGGTGGCTTTCCTGGACTTGAACGAGAAAAAGTTGATGCTCAAGAATACTCGTTTGGCTTGTATGCCGCACTCACACCTGTAAATTCATCTAGCGATAGACATTTCGGATGTGTATTAGATAGAGCTGGCTGGATTGATACTTTTGGACAAGGTCTACCTGAGATTGGCTACGACATGGGAGGTATGAGCGGTGGGCCTGCTTTCCTGTTTCAAGAGTCCGAGGGGGCGATAATTACGTGGGATTTGGCGGGCGTTATCTATAGTTCCTCAACGGAACTTGGTGAAGTTGTGTTTTGCCATCACGCTCAATTTATTGCGCCAGATGGTTCTTTAATTGAAGCATGATTTTTAAGATGACCAAACCTCAGCAGTACCGAAGTCACAAGGCAGTTGAATCTAATTCAGATCATCCTCAGGAACCACCAGCGAATAACGCTGATCGCCCACGTGATACCGAACAAAGGTTTCGTAGACCACTTTGTTCCTCTGGAACTCCTTGCTCGGAGTGAACGACTGTGACTGGGACCCAGCCTTGGTCTTCAACGTTTCTCGATCCAGCTCATGGTCCAAGTCATCGAGCAGCGCCAGCAAGATGAGCCGCTGCCTGGGCTCCAGCGCATATTCCCTGCCCTCAATGAACACCTTGGCCTGGGTTCGGACATAGCGCAGGGTCGTCCCAGGGGTAACCTCGTCCAGGATTTGCGGGGCTTCGTCGTGGTCATGAAATTCAAACCGGCTCTGACTGATGCGGGCAGCCAAGCCCAAGTACCGCACATCAAACCCATTGAGCGGTGAATGCGCAGGCAAAGGGACATCGGCACTGGAGAGGATCACGCACGATTTCGTCGTCATATCCGCCTTGATCTGGTCTCGCAGTTTCCTTGCGACCTCCGGCTGATCCAGCTGCCGGGCAAAGTACCAAGTTTTGCACTGTCCACGTTTGAACTCAACCGTTCCCAACCGCCAGAGGCGATCGCAGCCAACCATTCGTGGGCTCGCCAGGCTCAACCCCAAGCCATTGACCAAGGATGCGATCAACCGTGAAAACGACACCTTGTGGTTCTCCACAAGAAATTTGGGGCCCGTGATCTCAAGGCAATCAGGGCAATACAGCCGCACCCTGTGATCTGCCGATGCAAGCTCAATGCGAGCCAGGTGGACACCACACTCGGGACAAGTTACCCAGTTGCTGGGCTGGGTGTGAATCAGCAGCTTTTCGCGCAGCAAGTGCCGAGCACCCTCTGAGGCGTTCATGTGCAGACCTCGACCGTCAATTTGCGCGTTGTCTTGTTCCAACACACGGCACAAGACTTGAGTGGCATTGAGCTGGGCTTGGCTCATGACACGGACTCCGGTTTCTCCTCATTTTTTTGACTACCAGTGCCCTCGGGCACATCAATGATGTCGAGCGCTTTGAGGACCTCATGCGCGATGGCCTGATTCTTCGTCGACAGGTTTTTGATGGTCGACGCACCAAGGCGCTGAATCCCAAAGCTGAAGTGCTCGGCCTTACCGTCATCCCCAGGATTCATGTAAACGATCAGTGTTGCACTCTCCATGGAGTACTCGGCATCAAAGTAGTGACGTACCCTCAAATTGGACTTGGCCTCCTCCATGGCATCGGCTTTGTCCATGTCCGGTGGCACATCGATCTGAAATGAAACCCCTGCCCGACCCACGGGCGTGAATTTGGCACGACGCAAACGCACTTTGTGCACGCCATGCTTGCTCCAGTCCAGGACAGGCTCCAGCATTTCATCTCTGAGCGCGTTGAGACGGAACTCCTTTTTCTCGACCACATCTGGCGTGATCTCCTCGCCCACAATGTGCTTGCCAAAGAGTTCCAGCACGGCCGTGTGATTTTTGGCACCGCCCTTGACGACCGACTCCACTATCCCGTTCGACGGGTGATAGACCAAGGCTGTTTCCAGCGCGATGCGGGTGCTGAGCCTGTTGAACTGGTTTTTCTCGAAATGGGCAATCACTGTCACTGGCCCCTCAACGTAAATGGTCACCTGGACGCTTCCGTCTTGGGCGCGTTCGCTGACCTCGACATGGCTGCTTTTTCCAGCACCGACCTTTTGGTAGATCTGCGCCACCTCTTCGCAGAATTTTTCCAATCGCGCCTGGTCGTGGGTGATGTCCAGCCCCTTGGGAATCAAGTGCTGCTTCCAGTACTTACCGTTGGTTTTGGCCTGAAACGCCAGGTGCAGCTCGGCATCACGAAACACCTTCGGGCGAGAAATCAGCACCCACAGAGCAATGTCTTCAGGAGAACCCTTCTCAAAAATCTCGCTGGCTTCGGGATCGCTGGCCAAAGCGTGGCGAAACTCATTGATGGCCGAGTCGTTGGCCATGCAGAACGTGCGCTTGAGATCGTCTTGCCAACGAGCCAGGCCCGATTTAATGCTTTGCTTTTTGTCCGATGAAGTGAGCTCATCTGCCAGCACAGCCTCAAGGCGCAACATCTCGCCGCATATGGCCTTTGGGATGTTCTTTTCAGATTGAGTCCAGTCGATCTTCAGCTCAGGGAATAGTTCATGCTGGGCTACATAGAACTTCAATGTGGGGATAGAAAGGTTGCGGAGAAATTGGGCACAGTTAAAGATTTTCATAGCGTACGACTTAAGATAAATTGATCTCAGGCGCATCACGGGATGACCGCCCAGTGAAGATGGATTGATCAATATTTATCTGCCGTTGCAGATGGAAATCGTCCGCTTGCACGTGGAGTCGCTGCCAAAACGCTACTGGAATAAACAGCATCCAATGGCCTTCAGCTTCCACTGCAAAAAGATGGATTCCGCTGGGTATATTTCGAATAGGAAATTGACCAGTTCATCTGTTATCCATTCTTGTGTACATCGCTTGATATTGGTGTGCTCTTACACACAAAAATCCGGGCACTACTGTTTTTGCAGTAGCTGAACTTCCGCAACCACAACAGTTTTCTCCGCATGGATGGGTGTTTTCCCATCAAGCATTGCAGGAATTCAGAAAAATTCATTGCATTCGGTTGCTCAGAATTCATGAAGTCACTTTTCTTCATGAACTGGTAACCAATGATCACTCTCAACACCATTTCTCCAGACAAGATGTCTGAGGATGAGCGACTGTCGGAAATCGCCTACCTGCTGGCTCTGGGACTAACGCGGCTGAACACCCATTTAGAGCAAGAAAAATCCCAAAGAGTCAGGGCAAGACTTGCTATTCGCCCACCAAAGAGCGTTCATACCGATCCCTCTCAACGACTTCGCGAACAAGTCCGCGAAACCCTGCTTCAGAGAAAGAAAGGTCAATGAATGAACGCCTTCACCAACAACCTCCCTGCCGAGATCACCAACCAGGTGGCCATGCTTGCGACAATGCCACTGCGCGAGTTGCGCGCCTTGTGGCTTCAGTATTTCGGGCAACCCGCCAGCACGCAGAACAGGACCTACCTGGAGCGGCATTTGGGCTACCGGATCCAGGAAGTTCACTTCGCCCGCTTCAACCCTGAACTCATCCAGAGCAACAAAGCCAGGATTGAGTCGTTGATGCACATGGCGCAAGCTGCAGCCAAGCCCGTACAGGATGACCGCATCAAGATGGTGCCAGGCACGACGCTCACACGTGACTACATGGGCAAGACACACACGGTGATTGCCCACCCTGACGGGACATACAACTACAAGGAAAAGCCCTACCGCAGCTTGACGGCTATCGCCCAAGACATCACCGGCATGAAATGGTCTGGCCCCGACTTCTTCGGTCTGCGGCCCAAGCGCGTGCGTTCAAGGAGCAAGTCATGATCGGATCGGACAAGCCCAGCAAGAAGCGCATCCGCTGCGCTGTCTACACGCGCAAGTCTTCCGAGGAAGGCTTGGATCAGGAGTACAACTCGATCGATGCCCAAAAGGATGCCGGAGAAGCTTTCATCAAAAGCCAGTTCCACGAGGGCTGGATCCCTGTGGCCGATGATTACGACGATCCAGCCTACTCAGGAGGCAACATGGATCGCCCTGCCCTCAAGCGCCTACTGGCTGATATCCAGGCGGGCAAGGTCGACATTGTGGTCGTCTACAAAATCGACCGCCTGACGCGATCGCTGACCGACTTCTCGTCGATGGTTCGGGTGTTTGACGAGAAGAACGTTTCATTTGTCTCGGTCACCCAGCAGTTCAATACCTCCACCTCCATGGGTCGTCTGACCCTCAACATGCTTTTGTCCTTTGCACAGTTCGAGCGGGAAGTGACTGGGGAGCGGATCCGGGACAAGATTGCAGCATCCAAACGCAAAGGCATGTGGATGGGGGGAGTGCCGCCCCTCGGGTATGACGTCGTTGACCGCAAGCTGGTGATCAACCAGCAAGAGGCAGTCTTGGTTCGCCGGTTCTTCACGGACTTGCCCCGGGTCAAATCCATGACGATGCTGGTTCAGCAACTGCGGATGGAAGGCGTCCATACAAAGTCTTGGGTGGCTCAAACAGGCAATGATCGGGTCGGAAAACTCATCGACAAGAGCAGCCTGTACAAGATCGTCAACAACCCCACGTATTACGGCGTTGTGCAGTTCAAGGGAGAGCTGTATCCGGGAGAGCACGAGCCCATCATCACCAAAGAACAATGGGATACCGTGCAAGCCAAGCTGGCCGAATCGCCCCATGGCGTCAAAAAGGGACAACGTGTATCGATGCAGCCTGCTTTGCTTAAGGGCTTGATCACCACTCCTGACGGAAGGTCGCTCACCCCAACCGCCTCCGCAGCCAAGAACGTCCGCAGGTACCACTACTACGTCTCCACCCGCGATATTCACGAGGGCGCAGGGGCGTCACGGATTCCCATGTTGCCTGCAGCCGAGATCGAAGCTGCCGTGATGGTTCACGTCCGGGCATTTCTGACCTCTCCTCAAATACCGACCTTGGTCAAACGGGAGCTGGAGCAGATCAACGATGAGTCGACCCGAGATATGACGACCGAGCAGATCAGCATTGCCCTGACGCAAATCGAAGCGGTATGGAATCAGCTGTTCCCCCTTGAGCAGCACCGGATTGCCACCTTGATCATCAGCGGGGTGGTGGTCAGACCTCATAGCCTGGATGTCACCTTGCATCCCGGCGGCATCACCCGATTGGTGACCGATCGGTTTTTACATTCCGTGGCCAGCAATCAGCCACTCAAATCCACAACCCGTCAGGAGGCCGCATGAGGATTTCATTGGATTTCACGGGTAAAACCGTGATTCAGAACAACAGCGACGGCAGCGTCACGATTTCCATTCCCATGAAAATCTCCCGCTACAGCGGTCGCAAGCAAATCGTTGTGCCCAAGAGCATTGCACCGCAAGGCAGCTTCGACGCGAGTGCCACCCCTATGCAAATCGCACTGGCCAAGGGGCATCTGTGGAAATCGATGCTCGAGTCAGGTAACGTACAAAGCATCAGGCAACTGGCCAAGCGCGAAAAAGTGGACAACAGCCACATCGGCAAGATGATCAACATGACCACCCTGTCGCCTCAGATTGTCCAGGGCATTCTGGACGAAACGCTGCCGCCCGAGATCACGCTGTTTGATTTGGCCCAAAACACTCCGGTGAGCTGGGATGAGCAATTGAAGATGCTTGAAGGGATTCAGCACTGA